TTTGATCAAGCGGTTGTAGAACCGTATTCGCGAACCATTGCGATGTATAGGCACCTATCTTGATTCCGTCTTTTATAATGCGATAAATAAGATCTAAGATTTTCGAATCTTTGATCAATTTGCGCATTCGATTCATGACGATCTCAGGCTTTAAACTGTCATAAAAGTGATGGATGTCTCCGCAAAATTCATACTTCGTTCCTTTGTAGTCTCTGCTCATCCATCGTTCGATCGCTTTCTGTGCTTTGTGTGGCCCTCTGCCCCGGATGCTTCCGCAGCAATACGGATCCATTCCCCTCATCATGGCCGGTTGAATAATCTGAATCAATGCATGATGCACATATTGATCCGGCCATTGTATCGGTTCGCTTATCTTTCTCCATTTGCCGGCGCTCACGTCATAGCGTTCAGTGACGCGCGGTTTGTGCGGTTGGAATCCATTGACGATAATTTTTCTTAATTCTTTAATCCGATGCTCTTTTGTTTCTTCGACCCACGCGGTGCATCGGCTCGGGCGATGATGCGGCTTCCAATGATGCGTTCTATTGGCTTCATCGATCGCCATTCTCAAATTTTTGTCTGATATGAGCGGTTCAAATAAATCCTTCGCTCTTTTCAAGGTGTATCCTCCTTTTAGCCATACGGGCTTTCCAACGCTCCGTGGAGTGTACTAACCCGCCCCTGATTAGCCTATCTTCACCATGTGGTGAGCGGCTACCTGTGCCGAATATGATGTTGGAGGCTTTTTATTAAAAGGTTGCGACAGCCGATGTTCCCGTTCGAGTTCGATGTACTCGTGTAGTTAACATAGAACAGCCCGTGATTGGCGTTCTGGTTATAGTTACCGCCTACGTAAAGGCAAGGGTTCGAAGAGTCATAGTTCCAGTAGTCTCACTAGGCCGTAGAACTCGCCATCGGCTCTGCACAGGTAGTCCCTTTCTTGAGGGGGTAAACCCCCTCAAACTCCCCCTATCAGGGAAGTTCGAGGAGGCGACAGCCGATGCTCCCGTCCGAGTTCGATGCACTCGAGTAGTTAACATAGAACAGCCCGAGATAGGCGTACTGGTTATAGTAACCGCCTACGAAAAGGCAAGGGTACGAAGAGTCATAGCCCCAGTAGTCGCACGAATATGTTGATTCGCTTCCGGATGCCGCTGTTGGATAAAACAACGTAAACCCTGCTGTATTGTTGCTCGCGAAAGCGCTGGGATATCCGTTTGATGGTTTGCCCACTAACGTTCCATTCGAACTGTCGTTAAAATTGCTTGGGTTTAAGATAATGTTTAAACCGTTGCTGTTGTAGTAGCATCCATCGCACCAGTCGTAAACATTATCCCAAAGCCCTTCGATGTATCGGTACTGTGTACCCAGGCCGTACGTTGTTCGGCTTGATAGCTTTGTTCCTGTATGATAGGTCATGCTGTCGGTATACCCCATATTCTCTGTTGCTGAGTTGTTCCCGCAGCCGTAACCGATTTTTGCCTGCGTATTCCAATCTGCGAATTCAACAATATAAAGCAGCCAGATCGTAAATCGTGTTGCGAAGTCCATTTGCCAATATTTCGCACCTAAGTTGTGAATGTTGGTTCTCGCACTTGATCTCGTCATATTTGCCAACGGTTTAACGCTCGTGATGCTTTTATAACCGGTTCCGCAATGATATCGCCCGATATAAACAGCGTCTCTTTCGCCGTTTCCGTCGCCTCTGTCCATGTGCGCCGGAGAGATTTCGAAGCCATCCGCCTCGCCGTCCGCAATCTGGATTTTCATCTTATTTCCGTTCCTAGTTATTTTGTAATAAAATTTAGGAATTTTAACCATCGTTCCGCCAGTTCGTTCTTCGATAACCATCCCAGACCATGGCATCAAGTCATCAAAGGGCGAAGATCCGTTTCCGTTGTTTATTGCCGGAACTGGGTCGATGAACGGCGCGGCTTCGTCCGTCCGCGTCCAAGCGGTTGTGGATGTTCCGTCCCACTCGGCGCCGTATATCGATACAAAATCACCTTTGACCGATATAATTTCATCTTCGGGTGCGCTGTAATTTGTTGTTTCACTCAGTGAGACTGTGACAGTAATGTTCCCTGATTTGTCATCAACGCTTGCGATGGTTATCGTGTTTCCGCTTAATGTCGCTGTCGCAACATCAGTGCCGCTTGATGTCACTGTTAACGTACCATCGCCAACTACTGTGCATGTGACGGTATCGGTCAAATGATCGGGATCCAGAACAACGCTTGATTTGCTTAGTGTCAATGCACCGGCCGCTTTGTTGATAGTCCATGTGAATGTTTTGGGTGTTGTTGTAAAGGTATCTGACCAAACCGCGTTTTGTTTGTTAAGCGATACCGTGCAAGTATAGGTTCCGGCGTTTGTTGCTTTATCTCCGGTCAAGTCAACATTGTTTGATTCGATGCTCGAGAAAGTGATTGATTTCTCTGTTCCATCGTAAGTGTAAGTGGTGACATCTACAACCGGCGGTTGAACAATCAAGGTTCCGCCTCCACCTTCGACATCTGCCCATTCGACGCCGCTTTCAGTCTTCATCAAATATTGTCCTGGTGCCCCTGTGGCCGGTGCTGTGATTTTGGTTCCTATGGCTGTGTTGACGGCTGTTTCTTTAGCGTCGATTTCTGATTTTGTATAGGCGTCGATTGGCGTTTCCCAATCCGCGCCGGTAGCCGTTTTCGTGATGACTTGACCAACGGTTCCGCCTGCCGGCAATGGGTCGATGCCTCCGATCAGCGTATCGACTTCGGTTTTTGTGTAGGCGTCAATCGGCGTTACCCACTCGGCGCCGCTTTGGGCTTTCGCTAGATGCTGGCCGACGGTCCCGCCTGCCGGAAGTGGATCAATCGCCGCGATCTTCGCGTCAATCTCAGATTTTGTATAAGTATCGCATTTATCCGCGTAGTATTCGGCATCCGCTGCTGATTGCGCTGCCGCTGTTGCGGAGCCTGCCGCCGCTGTTTCTGAAGCGCCGGCATTGGTCGCCGCTGTCGATGCTGTCTGCGCGTCTGCCGCCACTTGAACCGCTGTCGTGTCGATGTCGCTTTTGATTTGTTGTGCTTCTTCAACGTCCGCGCTGATTTGCTCCGCGTATGTATCAATATTTTCAATGATTTCCCGATTGTCTTCAATGATTTGTACGGCATCGGATACCGAATCCGCAGCGTCTTGCGCCTGATTGGCCAGCTGAAGCATTTGCTCAATGATTAGCGGCGTCGGCTCTTCGGGGCTGACGTCCTCCGCTAGCAATGACCTGGGCACTGACAGATTGTAGATTAATGTCGCCCAAATGCTGACAATCTCATCGTCGGTCGGGTCATTTTCACTAAAGATGATTTGAAATTCCGTGACGCCTTCGGCCTGTGTTGCCGTGTCGTCGATTTCCCACGTCACCACAATCCTATCGGTGTCGGTCTCATCGATCGAGCACATCTTCGGGGCCTGGACCGCTTTGCCGTGTGGCTTATAGACCGCGTATGCTCTGGTTATGCCGGATTGATAAAAGTAGGCCAGGTCTGACCGATTGAAGGATATCACGGCGATTTCTGTCATCGTATCTCTTTGAACCGTCAGACGCATCGTATTGTCATTCGGCGCTATCTTTCGATTTGTTACGAAAAAATCCATCGTTTACCCCTTACTTAATAGAATACGTGCGGCGCAATGTAAAGATGACTAGATAATCCTTTTATCCGCCAAGAGTGCGCGACACCGCTCACTGATAAGCATATGTTATCCCCCGGTTGTAAATAGCTGAAAGTGGCCACTGTTGAAGCCGCATGATGGCCGTTCCCCGGACTATAGCTTTCCGCAACGACAATACCATTTCGCAAAATATGAAAATGAAAAACATCTCCGACAACGGCATTGTCGCTAATGCATCCGTAAGCTCTAACGTCATAGATGCCTTTCTTTTTGATTCTCGCGGATCCATTTGACAACAGCTCCGCGAATTCTGTATTGTTTGAGCATCCAACAATTGTCCGGTCAAAAGGTATCGGCTGTTGTGTTCCGGAATATACACGATCGCCTGATAAATTTACACCGAATACACTTGATGACAGATAATCGCTTAATGATTTATTTTCGACTTTTATTTCGTTTGCTTGCACCGGGAATGCTTTTCGTGTTCCGGATGCTGTGTAGTAGTAGATAATCCCCGTCGATGTATCAAAGCACATGGACCCGGCTACCGGTGATGACGGGATGCCGTTTTGAATATAAATTTCCCGCCACCCCTGGGATTGCTGATGTTCGAACCAGTCTTCGATGTTGGCTTTGGTGTCGGCCATGTATGCTTCAAACTCCGACAAGCCTTTTGCTCTGATCGCACCGCATACTGTTGGATCGGCTCGCTCGTCTGTTACGGTGATTGCGCCGCTTGTCTCAACCCTGACTTGCGCTAGGCTAATTTCATAAAGCACATCTTCGGTTTGTGTCAACACCGGCGGCACCGGTGTTGCTGATTCTGTGCCTTCCAGCACTGTCAATGTGGTAACTTTGTTCCCACAATCCTCTCGAACGATGATTCTGTCGATTCTAGGCCAGTTGGAAGGACTGCTAAAGCTTATCGTCTTCGCCGACCGATTCCAATGCCAAGACCCGTCAATAAAGGCGATTCCCGTTCCGACAGTTACCGACTGCCCCGACTGCGTCAATGCCATGTCAAGAGTGCCGTCTTCATGGACGCGGACACCTGATCTGAACATTGATTTAAACGATGCTCTGATCTCGGCTTCTCCATATTCCTGGGTGTCGCTATCCCAGAAAAAGCTAGTGTTTACTTCTGCCATATTTGCCTCCTAAAATAAACCTGTGTCGACGTAGAAAGCTACCCAGTTTATTCGTATGTTATCAGACACATTACGATCAAAAAGCGCTCGCCATGATTGGTCTGCCGCTACATACGTTACACCTTGCACATGGGCAGCATTGGCATCTGCGTGGCCATTCATCGCTAGCATTACAACATTTTCATTCGATACTGTTATATTTAATCCTGTTCTTTCTCTGAATATGCTTGTCAGTTCAGACGTCGTCTTAATTGTGCAAGAATCTATCCCCCATCCTTTGATGACTTCGGATTTTCCGACAAAGATTGGAAGCGGTGCTCCATTAAGATATGGAATTGTCGTGAAATTGAATTTGCTCGAAACAACTTCAACGCGGTCACAATCAATATACATGCTGTTGGTATTGTCCGCGATATCCGCGTAAATCGAGCCATAGATTGAGCCGTTTGAACTAAAGTTGATGCCGATATCCTCTCCGGCATCGGTTGTGTCGATGTTGAATTCTGTCGAGTTGACGACAACGCCGTTAATCGTTCCGGCATTGATAGTTCCTAAATTCGCCGATATCGCCGACAGCTTATTGATTGACGCTCCGCCGGCTGTCAGCTTCCCAACATCCACTGTCGATATCTTGGCGTCTGAGATTGTCGCATTCGCGATTTTGGCGTTTGTGATGGACGCGTCGGCGATGGCTTCATTGCCGAATTGCTCCGCCAACCATGTTGATCCCGTCCATCGATACATCTTGTATCCCTGGTTCGGTGCGAACCATACATCACCCGGTGCAATACCCGATGACGGCATTGATTGATTGTAAAATATGGTGTTTTTGCCGTCGGCTGATTGCTGTGCCCGATAGATATCTTCGGTCATCTCCGTTTGCTTTTCCTCAACGCTGGCAAAGGCTTTGTCGACACCGATTCGTTCAAGGCCAGCGCCTGTTTGGGCGTTTGAGACGGTCCCTTTGATGGTCGTTGTGCGATTACCAAAGACCGGTTCGACGGTATGGACAGCGCCTTCCCATGTCTCCGCTACTTCGGTGATTTGCGCTGCCATTAACACGCCTTGTTCTTCACCTCTGTAGGTGCACGCATCGCCCAGATTCCATTTGTCTTTGTACTCCGAGGGGTTTGCCAAAAAGTCATAATTTGTGACTTCTTTCACCTCACTAAGCTTTTCTTCACCCCTGGCTGTCAATGTCGCTTCGGCATCGTAGCCTTCTTCTTCGCTTTCATCGGCGATGTCTCTGGCATCAACATATAGTTCTCGGCGCTCCCAACCCGTCGTTTCCGTTTCCCCGGTTTCCACTTGCGTTCTTGACGTGCCGTCTCCCTGGCCTAGCACATAGGCGTAGTTTGACGTGCCCATCGTCGAATGCTCATAGCTTTGCGCCGTGACACGTCCGAAGCTTTTGCTGAAGATAAAGCTGTTGGCATTGTTGGCATCGTAGATACGATTGACGCCTTGCAGGACCTCAAATATCATTTTGCGATTCTGAGCGTCGAGCTTGACAGCAAAGCCTAGCCCGCTTTCGACAGCAATCGTATTGAGCTCATCCAAAAGGTTTTTGAAGCGTGTTTCAAAGGTGATTTCTTTGCCGCGATGCTGTGAATTGGCCACTTCAAAGTAAGCTGGCCTTCTGTTCTCATCGACGGCCAACGTTGTCTGGGATTTAACCAGTTCTACCATGACATCTTCCGCCGGTGTGTTGGTCCATCGAAGATAGCCGTCTGTCGTGTCTGCGGGATCCGTGATGCGCCGCATAAAAAGCCCCGCCAGTGAATAGCCTTTGACAACAAAGTCTTTGGATTGGTCGATGATGTAGGCGTCGCCATTGTCGAATTCATATTCAATGACGCCTGTCATGTATGGGTCATTGTCAATCATGATGTAATAACCATTTTGAAACAGCATCAAATTCGGCCTGTTGAGATGCAACTCGAATTCTCCGGTGTTCTGAAAACGCCTTGTGAACATCAAGGATCCGAAGTTTGAGACTTCACCCATGAAGACCAGGTCTTTATCAAACACTCGAATATTTGTCATTCTTTTCTGCATTACAGACCTCCATAGGCGCGCCGCCAGTAGATACAGACTTCATTGGTTTCATCGGCTCGGCCGTTATAATATTCAAAGGGATTAAAGCCGGTGTCGAGATAGAAAAAGTCGCTCTCTAAGTCGATGAAATTATACGCGTTATACAGGCGTCCATCCCTCATAATTTGGACGCTTTTCTTTGCGTAGTCGGTGTCGATGATTAATACATCATCGGCTTGTAGATTCTGATTCAGCTTGATAAAAAAGCCCGATGCCCTGTCTTTGATCGCCGGTGACGTTGCCGGACCTTTGAAGGTGCACCTAAACGGGATTGGAACATGGCCGTTATTCTCGATACCCCTGTTCATGGTCCCCCGATGTCTGAGCTTAAAGGGAACTTTTGTCGGTAGCTTAAAGCCGCCTTCCCATGTGGCCAATGTCAGACAATGTTCTTCCCTGTCCCAAAAGAAGGGATTCGGAGCCAGCAGGTCGACGGATGCTTCAGTCATCGTCATGGTGGCCGTCATATCGGCTTTCATGGACGCTGACGGGATGCATCGGATTTGTACATCGTGTAAACCGTCATTGTAGTACAAAGTCCCTTGACAATTGGGGCGGAAGAGACGATTCGCCTCTTCCCTTTTCCGGACAAATTCTTCATGTGTTAAGCCTTTTAAGATGAATTTCAATGTCATATCTCGCTCATCGAGCTGTGAGAAGTCGAGCGTCGTCCCGTCCTGCTGAAAGCCCTGTGATGTGGTCAGATTGATGCTCATATCGTCGATGCCTTTAAGCTCTGTAAATTGAAAATAGACGTTGTCGAAGAAATCCGCCTTATCCCCATCGTCATTGATATAGGTAATCTTTCTCGTTATGCTCATGCCGCCCCCTTATATCGCTGAGTTGGCAATCTGCCGCATTGCCGTTTTGGCTTTGCGCGCAATCTGCGAAGGTGTCGGATTGGCATCCATAAAGGTCTGATTGACCGTGATGCTTCGCTCGACACGTTCCAATCTATCGCCCAATCTTTCAATGGCTTCCACGATGGCGTCTCCGCCGCCGAGGGCGCCCGTGATTGAGCCTTTGCTGTTTTTGTATGGATTTTCCTTTTTGGGAATAATCATTTCGCCCTTATGGACCATGGCCGGCATATCGTAGGGCACATAGCGTGAACCCACGTCATACCATCCCGCGTTCTGCCAGAACTGCCAGGCGCCGTGAATCGAACCATAGCGTCGTTTCATGTAGTTGATGGCCGCCGCCAAGTTGTCCACAGGGTCCCAGATGTTGCCGTGTCCCGGAACGGCATTTCCGGCAAATGTGCCCGGCATCAACTGCCCGAGGCCCGATGCGCCGGATGGATTATAGGCCGATGGATTCCAGGATGATTCATGACTAATGATGAAATTTAAATCGGATGCGTCCTGCGGTGACAAGGCCGTTCCTGTAATGGCCGCCGCTTGCCGTGTCCAGTCACCGTAGTTTCCGGGGATGACACCGAGGATATTGCTCCCGGCAGACGCTAATAGCGCCGCCATTTGCGCCGCCGCTTTCTTTTTCTTATAAGCGTCTTCGATGGTATCAGCCAGTGACGCGACACCAAAGCCGCCAATCTTTCTTAGATAGTAATCCCACGGATAATCATAATAACCAACAATCGCACCTTCTAGCCCGGAGCTGTCCCCTTGACGGCCGTCAAGATCTTGATGGAATCCAACCAACTGACCGTTTCCGAGCGCCCATTCAACGTGATGTGCTTCATTCATCACGACGTCCCCGCGTTTCGGGTTGCCGTCATTGGGTACCTTCTCCCATCCGTTGGCTAGCAATGTCGCCGCCAATGATGTCGTGTCCCATGCGCCGGGCGGGATGAGACCAGCCGCAACCATCGATGTTGAGATTGAACCGGCACAGTCATAATCGGGGCCACGGCCACCGAGTTGATAACCGTGTGAATTGTCTGCCGCAAGGGCCAGCATGTTGTTTAAGGCTCTTGGTCCTCTGGCGTCTCCACCTTCGATGACACCGCCATTGTCAAAGGTCCTTAGCCAGGTGACTTCGGTCATACTGTCGTCATCCATGAAATTGACATTGGCGTCAGCTGTAAAGCGTCCCTGCTTAAAGGCCTCTTTCATTTCGCCCATCTGATTCTTGGCGAAGGCTCCCAGCTCGGAGTTGCTCAATCCCAACATAATACCGGCAGCATACATTTCGCCGATGTATTCCCCAAAGCGTGAAGGTGAGTGAATCCCCAGGCCTTTGATGAACACGTCTTTGAGTTGCTGGACTAATGCCGACGCTTCATCGACAACGCCCTGCCTTTGGCTTTCGAGCCCTGTGATGATGCCCTGCATGACCGCCACACCCGATGCTGTGGCTACCGGAACCATGCTGCTCATCCCCGACGCGACATTTTGGCCGGCATTTCGGCCTGTCGTCGTAAATAACGGCAATCGTGACATAGCGCCCGTGTTGGCCGCTGTCGCTACCGTTATCCCCGCTAAGTTTGCGATCGGGAATGTTTCGTTAAAATAGGTCGCGTATTCCGTCCCTTGTGTTGTCCCGGTCAGCTGAATATTAGGCGTTTCAAGGTTCATCCCTGTGGTCAGGGCTTGCGCGACGACTTGACCGGTTAACATGGCCATTGGAAGCTGTTCCGTCACGGCTGTTGTGTAGCCCGTGACAGCCGCCGTGCCTTCGGTAGCCGGGTCTGTTGATGTTTCGCCTTCATCTATCGGTGTACCCATCGTTGGGATTGCCGGACCTTGTATGTCTTCGGGTCTGACATTGTCTGCTACTGTCGCCGCCAATGATCGCGATGCCGCGCCTATGGTGTCTTCGCCGTCTTTGATGTCTTGCGCCCAGCCCTGCACCATGTCGACGAACCACTTATCGTCGCCGTGCATTGGTCCGATGTCAGGCGTCGAGTGATGGAAGTAGGCTTCTGCTTTTCCTGCCAATCCTCTGAAAGCCGCATCCAATTGACTGCCCATAGCGTTTGCGCCGTCAATCAAGTTTTGGACAAATCCCCAGCCGGCTTCCCATCCGGTGTTTTTGATGCTGACACCGTTTTGCGCTAAGCCTTGCGCAGCGGATCCGGAAACACTCGCGCCGGCATTCCTTGCGTCTCCGCTGGTTCTGCCTAAAGCGCCTGCATATTCGGAACCGGTTCTATTGCCTGCCGGACCCGCTTTTGCGGCCGTGTTTTGCATTTCACCGCCGACAGCTGCCACTGCCGCTTGATAGGCTTTAACGGGGTCTTGCGATTGTGCTAGCGTGTCTTTAAATATCTGCAATTGCCGATCTGTCAGATTTGTTTTCATTTCAACGCCTGACAAAGCAATCGCAAAAGCTTCAGCTTGAGTTACGCCCGCTGCCGTTAGCTGATTAATCGCGGCCTCATTTTGTTGGTATGCGATTTGTGCGTCACTTAAACCCTGATATTTCAGTGATAATGTTTCAACTGTTTGCGCCGACGTAGCTTGCGCGGTGTTTAACGCGTTCCTAGTGTCAATCAATCCGCGTTCTTGTTCATCTAAGACAGCAAGCTCTTTGTCCCACTTTCCGACTTCAGCCGCTGAGCTGTTGGCATAACTGCCAACATTCTTGATGGCCTCTGCACGTTTTGTTTCAATCTCATTGCGTTTGAGTGCGATATCGTTAAGGCTGTTTTCTATTTCGTGTAATTTTAACTGTGCTTCAGTTTGCTTTTTGATTTCATCCGTGATCATTTGCTGGATAGCCGCCGTTCTGGACTGTTCCAACATCAAATCAATGTTTCGTCGGATTTCATCGTTGTTTTTGCTTAAAGTGTTTGCCTGTTCATCGTAAGCAAGGTTAAGATTTGGGACCAATTGATTGAGTTGGTCGACAATAGCTTTAATTTTGACGTGCCCGGCTTCGGTGTTTCCTTCTTCGGCCACCAACTTTTGAAGTGTCGTCGCTAAGTTTGACGCGCTAGCGGCGTTTGCTTCAATACTTCCGATTTGGTCCCGCATTTTCTGACCGGACCCCGCCATTGATTCAGCAGTCGCGTTGGCCGATTCTCTGAGACTATCGTTTGATGCGATAAACTCCGCCATTCTTTCACGGGCACGCCCCATTTCGGCCTGATATGTCGCGACACCGAAGGCCAGCAAAGCTATACCCGCCGCGGCCGTCGCCGTGACAGGATTGATTAAGGACACAGCCGATGACAGCATCCCTGTCGCGGATCCGGCGGAAGTCGCCGCCGTTCCGAGGCCTTCAAAGGCTTTTCCCGCCGCCGCTGATGCCGTTGTGTTTTCGGCCATCCATTTTGCCGCCCTTGATGCGGCCTTCGCGGTGCTGGATAATCCGCCCGCCACTTTTCCGACGCCTGAGATAACCGGTCCGGTGCCCGCTGCCAGCATGGCCAATCGGATGATGGTTTGCTGGGTGCCTTTATCGAGTTTGCCGAATTGCTTCACGACGTTTGCCGTCGTGCTCATAATCTCTTTGAGCGCCGGTGTGATGGTGCTCATGATTTCGCCGCCTGCTTCGGCGCCGGCAATCTTGAGCTCATTCATTGACATGGCCAGCTTGTCGCTATTGGTCAATGTGGCATCGAAGGTTTGATTAACCGCCCCTGTCGTGTTGGACAGGGTTTTGTTGAATTCTTCAAAGTTAAAGCGCCCCTGTTTGATGGCATCAATCATATCCGGGCCGCCACGGGTTCCGAAGATTTCCATCGCTTCAGCTGTGCTGATGGTGCCGTCCTGGATGCCTTTGACCGTCGCTTCAAATTCTTTTGACGCGTCTTTGCCTTCTTTTGACCATTTGCTGATGGCAATCCGCATACCAGCAAAGGCTTTTTCTGTCGTGACGCCTGCTTTTTCCCATTGGGCAAACATAGCGACTGATTGCTGGGTGTCGTATCCGATCTGACGAAGGGGAGCGCCATACTTCGTGATGGCCTCCGTCAATGTCTCGACACTCACACCTGTCTTTTGAGACGCCACCATAATCAGGTCAAGAATCTGTGAGTATTGCTGCGCCGGGATATTAGCATCACCCATCGCCCGGGACACCAGGCGAACCGCTTCGCCGACATCGGTGCCGGTGATTTTAGCGAATTTCAAAAATTGCTCGGCCGCCTTTTGGGCTTCGGTTCCGGTGAAGTTGAAACGCTGATTGACTGCCGCCACTGCGGATGCCGTGTCTTCAAAGCTGGATCCGATCGCAACGGCAGCGCCTTCATAGGCCTGTCTTAAGCTTTTGGCTTCGGCGCCTGTCGCTCCGGTCTGCTTAATGATTGCTCGGAAAGAACTGTTAACTTCGGATGTGGCCGCCATCGCCGCGGCTCCAACTGCCGCAATCGGAGCCGTCACGCCTTTTGTCAATGCGCCGCCGACGGTTCCCGCCACTTTTGACACGTTCCCAGCTTTGGTGGCTACGGTGTCAAACTGATTGCCTAAAGTCGTCCATCGGCTTTGCGCGATGGCCAGCTCTTGAGCGTTGACTTTTTGAGCCTCTGTTAACCTCGCAAGCGTTGTTTCGGTTCTAATTATTGCCGTGTCAAGCTCGGCGTATTTTTTGGCCTGCTCCGTCAATAGTTGCTCTTGCTTCGCGGCTATTTTCTCTTCAGTCTGGCCTTTTTTGCGCTCTTCTTCGATTTGTTTTTGGATGCTTTCGGTGCTTTCTTTTGCGTAGCGCGCCCGACGTTCCTGGTTTATTTTTAGCTTTTTGTTTTGAGCTTCAATTTCTTTTTCAAGGATTTTGCCTTGAGCGGTGAGCGATTTTTGACTCTTTTCCTGACCGGCAAATTGAACCTGTAATTTTTCCTGTTCAGCCCGCATTTGGCGAAATTCGCTATTGATGGCTCGCAGTTGCGCCATAAATTCTTTTTCGCCTTCGATTTTTAATGACGGGCCAATACTATAAGCGCCGTCTGCCATGGCATCTCACCTCCTTTGGCTTAAAATCCCAAACTTTTAATAAGCTTTCTTTTTGCTTTTTCCTGCTCTTTTTCGATCTGATAGATTAAAAGGTCGATGTAATATAGCAAATCTATATCATCGACCTCCTTCATCTTCCAGCCTTGCGCAAAAAGGCTTAAATACATTTCTTTAATGAATCCATCAAAGGTTATTTT